AACCCCCGCCCGGGGCCCTCGAATCGGCCGTGACGGGCGCCCACTCGCAATGCCTCGCGTGCGGGGCATGCGAGTGGCCGTCGGCCACTGACCCCGTAACGTCACTCAGGGAGCTGTTATGAAATTCTCACCCCACCGCGCAGTGGGCGCGTTAGCCATCGCGCTCGCCGCAACCGCTGCGCATGCCGCCCCACCGCAACAAGCGCTGCCGCAACCGACGCCGCCGCAACTGGCCTTCCTCTTGAAATGCGAGCCAGGGCCGCTGCGCTTCTCAGGGCGCCATGGCTTCGTCGGGCACTACCAGACCCCCAAGGGCAAGGAGTTCCAGCGCTCGTTCGCCAGCTCGTGCCCGCGCAGCGTCGAGATCGCGCCCAAGGACGCGCCAAAACGGCCGTAGAGGCGCGATCACTGGATGGGTGAGGCCTCGGTAGCGCCCGACCCGTTCAAAGCCTCCTGGGGCCCCGCAAGGGGCCCTTTGCTTTGCTGGGCGGCGATCTGCTGGCTGATGTTGGCCAGGACAGGTGCCACCTCCCCATACGGGCGCTGCGCCAGGACGTTGACGATGTAGTCGAGGGTCTTCGAGTCGAAGGCCAATTGCAGTTGGTCAGGCTGGTTCAGGTTCATGGCTGTTCTCAAGTTGAGCGATGCGAGCACGCAGTGCCTGCAGCTCGCGGATCACGATGGGCATGAGCTTCGAGAAGTCCACGCCCCACGGCTGTTGTTGCACATCATCGCCGCCGACAGTCACGGCTTCAGGCACCACCTCGTGCAGCTCCTGGGCGATGAAGCCCTTCTGTGTCTCACCCGGTGCCGCAATGAATTCAAAGGCCCTCGGCTGAATTGCGTCAATCACTGCCCCTTGGTCCGGCAATTCGACAATGTTGGTCTTGAGTCGGCGATCAGACGACGTGTTGTACACAACGGCAGTAGTCCCGCTCTGCGCGATAGAGCCAATTAGGCCGCCGGCATACTCGAACCGCGCGTAGACCTGTCCAGACCCAGTACCAGACACGTGGCCAATTCCCACATACGCCGTCCCTCCCGCCCCGACCACTGCAACTTGGCCGTTCGCAGTCGGGCCGACGAGGTGGGTTCCGGCCTGGGACACGATGCCGGCTGAGTCAATGCGCATACGCTCGGTGCCGGCAGTGCGAAATGCAATTTGCCCCGCCGCATTGGACGCATTGATCGTGAGGTCGCCGGACGAAGTCTTGATGAGGTTAATTGCGAGAACCTGCGCCCAATGGTTCGTGTTGCCGAGATTCTGAGATCCGTCCGAGGCTGGGTTGAAGTGGCCGCTGGTATCGATCCGCATGCGCTCGGAGCCGTTGACCGTGAAGACGAGCGGGTAGGCGGCCTGATTTCCGAGATATGAACTTGAGGCCGGAGCCCCCCATGCATTGCTGCCGCCGGACGAGTTCGTGCCAAAAGCTGTGGACACAAAGCTGCTGGACGACTCAATCGGCACATCAACAGTGCCAGTCTTGTAGACGTAAAGCTGACCCGAGCCACCAGCGCTGACGCCAAGCATGATTCGCGCGCCCGCGGTCGGCATTGCGATATTGCCGCTCGCGTCGATGCGCATGCGTTCTGTGCCGGCCGTACACATGGAGAGGGCCTGCCATGTCGCGCTCGACGCCAAGCGAATGGTCGTTCCAACCGAATCGATTGTTGCATCGGCGCCCTCGCCAATTGCGCCAGCATAGGAGACGCGTCCATTGACGTGAAGCTTGTAGGTGGGCGCTAAGCCAATACCGACATTGCCTGCGCTGTCAATGCGCATGCGCTCGTTGTTGGCCGTCAGCAAGAGGAGTGCGCCCGCGTTGCCGGTGCCTGAGCCCCATGCTTGCATGCTCGGGCCGTTCGCATTCGTGAAGCCGAAGGTGCCGGCTGATGTGGTTGCCTCGTTGCCGATGAGCCAGTTGCTGGCGTTGGCCGAGCCGTTGACATCAATCTTGTAGCTGCCGGGTGCCTTGCCAATGCCGACATTGCCGGCAGCATCGATGCGCATGCGCTCGGTCAGCGTGGTGTCGCCGGCCGCGTTGCGCGTGCTGAATGCCAAGAGCCCAAGCGTGTTGATCGAGCCATCGGTGACGTACCCCTTGATCGCCGCGAATGGCGTGCCGTTGCTCAGCGTCGTGCCGAAGAACAGCGCACCCCCGTTGCCGACTGCACCGAGCGTGTCTTGCAGATAAAGCGAGCCGCCTTTGTTGCCTGCGTCGGTCGGTGCCGCAGCAGCTTGACCAGCGCCGCGCACATGGAGTTGGTAGCTAGGTGCGCCACCAATGCCGAAGTTGCCGCTCGTGTCGAGCTTGGCGTGTAGCGTGGTGCCGTTGTCGGTCGAGAACAGGACGCTGCGCCCTGCGCCACGCAGCCCCAGGTCACCGGCCACTGAGCCTGCAACCATGTTTCCGGCGCTGCCTGCTACTCCGATCAGCGCGTAGTCCGTCCCACCAACTGCGTAGACACTCTTGGCCGTGCTGCCTGCACCAGCGTTGATGCGGATATTCGTGACACCGGAACCAGTCACCTCCAGCGCATTGCCAGCGTTCGCCGCTGCGCCAATGCCGACATTGCCGCTGGCGTCGATGCGCATGCGCTCGGCACCAGCCGTTGACCACGCAACGATGTTTGCGCCAGGACTCCAGAGGCCCGTGTCAGTGTCGCCCACGAACGCAGCGCCCGGCGCACCAACAGTACCCGCGGTGTAGAGCAGTTGCCCGCCCATGGTCAGCCCCGCGCCCGTCAGTGTGACCGGCTGCGTGAACGTCGCCGCTGCGTTGAACGTCGCTGCTGCGCTGAACGTCGCTGCTGCGCTGAACGTCGCTGCCTTGGCGAACGTGATGCCAGCCGACGCGAACGTCGCCGCGAGCACGCCCAGCACTGCGAGGTTGAACGTGCCTGCGCCTGCGCGATAGATGCCCGTCGAGGCCTCGCTGCCGAAGGACAAGCCCGGTGCACTCACGAGCCCGTCGGTGATCTTCATGGGGGCGAGCATCGTGCCGCGGCCATAGCGGTCGAGCGAGTCGGTGACGGCCGCGCCCAGGTCGCTCAACGTCGGGTTGGCCCACCCCGACTCGATCAGCGTGTTGGGTGCGACCGGGTTGCCTGCGGGCAGGCTGTAGGTGCCAGAGCTGTTGCGAGGCATGTCTTGCTCTCCGTTCAGTGCTTGAGCTTGTCCGCGGTGTAGGTGGTGCCCCAGCTCCGCAGACCCCGCAGAATTCGCTCCTCAGTTGGGCTCAGCTCGCCCGGCGTGCTCACTGCCTTCTGCAGCAGTTGCTTCATCGCCGCCGGTTCGCGCAGCGCCTCTGCGAGTACACGGTCGCGGCGATTGTTGCCCGACAGGGCCACGTTGTCCCACAGCATCTTGGTGATGCCCCCGCCTGGAGCTGCGTCGCGCACGCCCGCTGCAATCATGTCGCTCGTGGTGTTCGAGCCGCCGCCCGCGACGGCGCTCTTCTTCACACGCTGCACGATGTTCTGCTGGCGCAGTGCTTCGAGGGTCTGGCTCAAGCCGGCCGCGGCCTGCGGGCTGAGCAGGTTCGTCTTGTCGGGCCCTCGCGCTGCATCGAGCGCGCGGCCGAGCCCGGCCTCGGTGATCGCCGGCACATCGCCGTGCGGATCGATGGCAGTGCCGCGCACGCGGCCCGTCTCCGAATCGATGAAGGACTCGCGCACACGCCCTGCGGCCTTGCTCGCATCGACGCCACGGCTGGCCGTCTCATAGCCGCCCTTCACAGCGTCCCAGGCACCCTTGGTGGTGTCGTTGAGGACGCCGTCGATCTGGTCGATGAGCCTGTTGACCGCAGGACTGTCGCGCGGCGCGGCCTGATACGCGTTCTGCGGCAGTGCCTTGCCGCGTGCGTTGAGGTTGGCGCGGATCTGCTGCAGATGACCCGGCGTGAAGTCATCGCCCAGGCGCCCGACCTCGCCGAGGATGTCGTCGAGCACACCGCGCACCGCGGGGTTGCTGGCCTCGGGCGTGCGCAGCGCCGCCTGGAGCTGGGGCACGAACTCGGCCATGCGCTGGTCGAACACCTGGGGGTCGGCCACATCGGATGCCGTCTGCCAGTTGCTGTTCCACTCGTCGCTGCGGTCACTGCGTCGCTTCGCCAGCTTGCCGGCTTCTTCGGTGTCGCCCATCACCTTGTTGAACACCGCGCGACCCTGGCGCTGGTCGACGTCGTAGAACTCCGCGCCGTTCTTGGCGCGTGCGCCGGCCTCCATGCGAGCGAGCCCCGGGTGCTCAGCCACTGCAGCAGACGTGAGCGGGATGTCGGGTCTGGCCGCCGTGTAGTCGTCGAGCCTGCGCATCACGCCTGCGTCGGGGCCGACGATGTTCTGCACCTCGCGAGCTGCACGCGTGGTAGCGGCAGACGGTCGCAGGTACTCGTAGCTCGTGCGCAGCGCGCGGCCTGCCAGCGGCAGTGCGCCACCGAGCGCTGCGCCTGAGGCCATGTTGCCCAGGCGCGACTCGTCCGACGTGACGGGCACCAGGGCAGCGCCAGTGGCGCCGGCCAGGGCACTCGTGCCCGCCATGCGTGCGAGGCCGCCGCCAGCCCCGCCAGGGATCAGCAGTTGCGGCGCGGCCTCGCCCGCGATCTGCAGGAACTTGCCGCCGGTCGTCTGCCGTGCGAGCGATTCGTCGCGCATGCGCTTGTCGCGAACCTCCTCGTCGGTGACACCGGGCCCGATGCCGACCATGCCGCCGAGCTGCTTGGCGCCCTGCCACGCGGAGTCCATGCCGGCGCCCACGTTCGCCATCGCCTTGTCCCAGCCGCTCATGCCCTCGGTGGCCATGCGCGCGGCCGCGTCGGGGTCGCTCGCCTGCATGGGAAGCCCGGGCTGCTTGGGGGCGCGCTGCGAGAGCTGCTGCTGCACGAGCTGCTTCAGCTCGGGCGCATCGGGCGACATGTCGTCGGGGATGTTGCGCAGCACGATCCCGCTCTTGGTCTTGAGGTCGTAGGGCATCACCAGCTCCCCTCGTACTGCGAATTGGTCGCGGCGGGCTGCGGGTTCGCCTTGGGCAGCGCCTGCCTGGGCTTGGGTGCTCCAGGCCGCCCGAGCGCTGCGCCGACGTCGACCACGGCACCGGCACCGGCACCGCCACCACCGCCGGCCTGGGCGGCCTGGGGATCCGGTTCGCGCCAGCGCGGGTCGCTGATGACGTTGGACGGGTCCAGGCCGCGCGATACCGCGATGCGGTTGTAGTTGGTCCCCACCTGCCGCATCTTGGCCTCTGCGGCGTGCTGGTACACGCCCGCGAGGTACTGGATCTGCGCGGTGGCCTGGGGCGTCAGGAACTCACCCTTCATGATCTTGTTGAGGTAGTTGCCCGCTGTCGCCTCGAGGCCCTGGGCCTTCACCACACGGTCGAACTCACCCTCACGCACCACGCTGCCAGGGTCGAGGAACTTGTTCAGCAGGATCACCACCGCCTGCTGCGCTTGGCCGTCCATCGGTCGACCGGCATAGCCCGCGATGGTCTGCTGCAGCTTCTGCGTCATGGCCATCTCGTCGCGCGTGTCCTTTGTGATGCGGTCGTAGTCGTTGCGCAGCGAGTCCTCGGCGTGCCAGACGCGGGCGTCCTGTGCCCCTTGGCGCGAGGCATTGGCGCTCGATGAAGTGGCCTCACGCATGGCCGCAATCGTGTCGTCGTGTTGCTGCTGCTGCCAGCGGCGCTCGGCAGCTTGAGCCCGCTGCGCATCGAATGCCGCGCGCGCGGCAGCGCTCTTCTGCTCCAGGCCGCTGAGCTGTTGCTCGTCGCGCTGGCGCAGGTAATCCGGGTCGTACTTGAACTCACCGGTAAGCGGATCGGCCACGCCACGCTCGGTGATCTTGGGCTGTCGACCCGCGAGCGCCTGCTTGAAGACCTGCGCGCCCACGTTGGTGAGGCCTTCGTCTCCGCTGAGCTGGCCGAGCAGGCCCAGGTTGTACTGCTGCTGGTTGTCCGCGCGTCGCTGCGTTACTTGCTCGGGCGTGTACATCGGCGCCGGCTGCTGCAGCAGCTTGCGCTGCAAGGCGGCGACGTAGGGCGCGAACGGGTCGTTGAACTCGGGCTCGGGGGGCGGGCCCAGGGTCTGCTGGAACACCTGTGCCATGGCTCACTCCACCTTGTTGCCGGTCATCGCGTCGTAGTACCGGCGGTACGCATCCTGGCGCTGCACGCCGAGGTTCTGCTCCTTCTGCTCGGCGTCGCTCTGCTTCCTGCCAGCCATGTAGTTGCCGAACACGCTGGCCGCGAGGTTCGCGACGTTGGGCGCCACGTACATCTGCCCGGCCATGTGGCCGCGGTTGAGCTGGCCCGAAGCGTCGGCGCGCATCGCGTCGGCGAGCTTCATCTGCCGGTCGATGGCGGTCTGCTGCGGCCTGAGCTGCTGCATCGCGAGGATGTGCTGCACCAGGGCAGGGTCGAGCTGGCCGCTCGGCGCGGCGCCTTGCATGGGCTGCTGCATCGCGGGCTGCTGTTGCGGCACGCGCAGGCCGGGCTGCTGCGGCGCGCCCCCCAGCAGCGAGTAGTCGGGCGTCTGATAGGTTGGGTACGTCATGAATCACCCCTTGGGAAAGAAATGCGCGGCAACGGCCCACACGCCACCGAGCACGATCACGAAGCCGCTCACCGCGGCGCTGATGCCCATGTAGCGCTGCACGTAGCCATGCAGCTCGGTGGCGATGTCCTGCTGGTTAATCGTCAGTTCGTGGATGCGGTGCTCCATCTCGCGCAGCCGCTCGGCCTGCGCCGTCTGCCGCTCCTCGAAGACCAGCAGCCGCATCACCGCCTTGTGCAGGTCGTCGATCTTTTCTTCCAGCCGGGAGTCCTTGTCGGAGAGCCGGTTCTCGAGGCGCCCGAAGTCGCTGTGCGTGGGCTCGCTCATGGTGCTCGGTCCTGTACGCGACGTTGAGACGACACGCGATCCTTGCGCGCACTGCCCGCGGAGCTGCCAAACGTGTAGTAGACGGCCGCCAGCAACGCGGCATCGAACGTGCCCAGGATGCGCCCGGCCAACTGCCCGTCGAGCCCCTCGGGCACGCCGACGAACAGCACCGCGGCCTCGATGCCCACCACGAGGACGAAGATGGTGACGGTGAGCCAGAACACGCGCTTGGCGTTGTCGCCCTCGACGGCCGCACGACGAGCGCTGACGCGGTCGTCCACGTCGGCCTTGTACATGGTCGTGTCCTGATCGATCAGCGCCTTGCGCAGCTCGAAGGCCTGCTGCTTCACCTCGGCCTCGGCGTCGATCATCTTGGCGCGCAGCTCGGGCGTGAGCCCGTTCGTGTTGACCAGCGCTGCGACGTCGGCCTCGTCCTTCTTCGGATCACCGGAGGAGCCACCGAGCAGTGCGTCGGCCAGCACCTTCACCGCCACGCCGGCCGCGGGTGTGCCGAGCAGGCCGGCTGCGGTGGGTGCCACGGTGCGCACGATGTCCTTCCAGTCCATCACATCGCCACTCGGTTGAAGAGCCACCCGTACATGAAGCGCTCGTCCTTCTCGCGCCGCTCGGCCAACTCGATGTAGTACGCGCCCTGCAGCGCATTGAGTGCGCGCAGCAGCACCACCTCGCCATCACTGCCGCGCCGGCCCAGGTAGTCGCGCAGCGCAGCGACAGTCACCGCGCCGATGAGCCCATCCACCGGGATGTCCTTGAACAGCGTGCCGCCCTGGTTGAGCACGTTGAGCGAGCGCTGCAGGAACTTCGCCGCCGTCCCCGAGGGCAGGTTCACCTCGGTGTCGAACAGCTCCAGCGCAATGCGCTCGCTGATCGCCGCGATGCTCGACAGTGAAAGCGGGGCCCAGTAGTGCGCGTGATAGATCTCGACCGCCACGTTGTGCGACATGTCCTTCATCGGGCTGAAGTAGCCGTAGGCGCGCGCCACTGCTACGGTGATGCCGTGGTTGGTTTCGCCGCCGCTGTCGTTCGGGTCGTTGGTGTACCCGCCCTCGATGGCGCTCAGCTTCGCGATGGCGCCGTCAAATGCGTCCATAGTCCACCTGCAAGACACCGCGCATCGAGCGCACCAGCTCAGGCGCCACGCGCCGCACCTCTTGCGCGATCACGCCCACACGCGAGCCGCGCTCGCCGATGTAGCGGAAGCGATAGATGCCGAACCCACGCGGGTGCGTGCCGATGCGCCGCTCGATGCGCTTCACGCGCCTGTCGCTGAACATCATGGCCGCCATTGCCACCGAGCCCAGCGCGCTCATCGTGTTGCCGCGGGCTGCGTTGGCCGCGTTCTGGCTGTTCACCGCCGCCCCGTACTGCTGCTCCGCTGCGCCCATGTAGTTGGTCGGGTCCGCCGCGGCTGCTTGGTTGTAGCCCTGGAACTGGGGCATGCCCACCTGCTGGCCGCTCATGATCGCGTTGATCTCGTTGAGGCTGAAGCCTCGCTGCTGCATCGCCTCGGTGAGCTGCTGGTTGCGCAGTTGGTTCTGGAACTGCGCCTGTGCCATCTGTTGGTTGAAGTTCTGCCCGCCCGCGGCCTGCTGCTGGCCAAATGCCTGTTGCTGCTGCTGCAGCCCGAGCTGCTGCGCCGCTTGCTGTTGGCCGAAGGCCTGCGCCTGTTGCCCGAGCCCATACTGGCCGGCGCCCTGTTGCTGCTGGAACAACGCCTGCTGCGCAGCAAGCTGCTGGTCGCGCGCGCTCTGCCCGAACTGGAAGCCCTGACCCAGCGCGGCGTTGTTCGCTTGGCCGGCTTGCAGGCCTTGCCCGAACTCCTGCGCCTGGGCGGCGTTGGCGAACTGGCCCTGCTGGCCGATCTCGCCCACCTGCTGCTGGCGCAGGCCCAGGTCCATGCCGTAGTCGCGCTGCGCCTCCGCGCCGGCCCCGGTGATCGCGCCCATGTTGGCCTGCTCGTACGCGTCGGTGCGCTGGCGATTGAAGTCGGCCATCGCGCGCGTGTAGGCCTCGCTGTTGCCTGTGATGCCGCGGTTGGCGAGGTCCGTCTCCATCGTCTGCTGGCGCTGGTCCCACTGCGGATCCAGGCGCGAGGTGGCGCTCTGGTAGATCGCGTTCTCGGCACGCTGGCGCTGCGCGGCCGAGCCGGCCACGTCCTGCACGCCGCCGAAGTTCAGCCCGCCCTGGATCGCACCCGCGTTCGCGCCGAGGTTGGTGTCGAGCTGCGGCGTGCCAGCGCGCGAGGTGTCGATGCCTTGCGCGCGCGGGCCGCCGAACGAGAACGCACTCGTGGTCGGACGAAGTCCACCGCCCCACGCGCTCGTCATCGGGTTGAGCTGGCCTGCTTGCGCGCCGCCGGCCCATGGCGAGAGGCCGGACCAGTCCATGGCCTGCCCGAACTCTTGCTGAGCGCGCGGCATCAGGCTGTTGGCCAAGTCGCTGCGGCCCTGTTGCATCGCGATCTGCGAGTTGAGCGCACCCTGCAGACCGGGGTCGAGCGTGGTGTTCTCGGTCCACTGCGTGACGGGCTGGCCCGTGGCCGGGTCGATGGTCTTGTTGGCCTGCCAGTTCGTCGAGCCCCACGGGTTCGTCTGGTCGGCACGGTTGGCCCACGTCTGCTGGGTGATGTTCTCTTTGCTCGACTGCCCCTGCGCCTCTGCAGCCTTGGTGTAGTCCGGTGCCGGGGGTCCGCTCTTCTTGCCCATGCGGCGCTCCTTCAGTGATGACGCAGCCAGCGGCACTCGCTGCGCAGCATCTGCAGCACAACAAGGTCGCCGTCGCGGCCGCCACTGGGCACGCGCAAGACTTCCTTGAAGCCGAGCTTCGTGTCGAAGCTCAGCGCTGCATCGTTGGTCGAATCCACCAGCGCGAACACTGCAGTGCAGTCGCACACGATGAACGGGTACTCGAACGTCTCGCGCACCATGCCGCGCGTGACCGCCTCGGGCTTCTGGATCACGCTGTGCATGCAGCACGTGCGACCGATGAACGCGTTGTAGCCAACGGCCACTGCGACGTCGTCCATCTCGATCATCGTGTTGGGCACCGCATCGGCGTCGAGGAAGTGGCACACGCCGCGGAAGTCGTCGCTTGCGTGCAGGCCCAGCCGGTCGTGGAAGAACTGCCACACGGCGGTGCTGTCGTTCAACTGAATCACAGCGGGCCTCCGCGCTTGAACATGTACTCGAGGCTGGCCAGCGTGGTCTTGGTCGACGCGCTGATGAACAGGCTGGGCGACATCGCATAGCCCATGCCCTCGACGCTGCGCCACTCGGCAAAGGACGCGCGCCCGCCGGCCCACACCGCCTGATCCCAGTACGACGCGTCCCACAGCGAGCCCACAGGGGCGCCCGCGACGGCGGCGCTGACAATCGGGTTGATGCTGAAGTCGGCGTTCATCAGCACCGTGTAGGCCGGCGACGACGAGCCGAGAAAGTTCGCCCGGATCATCAGCATCTGCTTGAGCACCGTGGGCTCGTCGAGGTACGAGAACGCGGGCGTGAGACGCGCGCGAATCTCCTGCTGGCCCGAGCCATCGAGCAGCAGGCCATCGGTGGTGCCATCGAGCACGCGCAGCACGCGCCCATCGTCGGTGCCGCCGTACACCTCGTTGAGACGACGGGCGAAGGTTCGCGCCGGCACGTCGAGGAAACGCGACCACGCGAGCGAGTGCTGCTGGAACCCGTACTGGATGTGCTCGCTGACGCTCACGCTCGGGCGCGCGATGTGCAGCAGCGCCTTGCTCGGCAGCGCGAGCAGCTCCCAGCCATCTTGGTTGAGCAGCGTGTCGAAGTCGGTGTTGAGCGTGTCCTGCAGCTTGCGTAGTTGCACCAGCAGCTCGGTGTTGCTGGTGAGGATGTTGTCTAGGCCACCTTGCACCACCTGCTGCACAGGGATCACGCCGTACTGCGTGAGCACGTACGCGTCGCCGCCCGTGACCGTGAAGCAGCGGCGTCCCACCGGCGGCTGGCCGATGTACCACGTGCCCACGTTGCTGAAGGCGGCGGCGCTGGTCGGGTCGGTGCCCTCGTACACGAGCAGGTCGCCCGAGCTGCCGATCACGACGAGTCGGTCGTCGATGCCGTCACCAGCGTCCTGCGTCCAGTTGGCCAGCCCCACCAGGGCGCCGCCGTTCTGCAGCAGCGGCCCGAAGTCGAACACCACCGCGGCGCCACCGACCGAGCCCACCGGCAGGATCCACACCCGCGCAGTGCCGCGCTCGACGAACATCAGGCGCTTCTTCCAGGCGCACACCTGCACGAACAGACCCGGGTCGATGCCCGTGATGTAGCCAGGGCCGGGACCACCGACGCTGGTCATCTTCATCCACGTGGCGCCATCGTAGAGGAAGCCGCCGTCCGTCTCGCTGCACGCGATGAGGTACTGCCCGCCGGCCGTCGTGAACTGCACGCACGACAGGCGAGCCGCGTTGCTGGCGCCACTGAGCGCGATGGCCGCCGCGGTCGCTGCCTTGTCGCCGCCGCCCTCGATGAGGTAGATGCCCGTGTCGACCGCGGCGAATAGCTTGGACTGCGCGAGCGGGCTGACCGTGCTGTTGGCCGGCGCGCCCTCGTAGGACATCACCGTGCGCACCGCCCGCGTGGCGTCGCCGCCGATGTGGATGGCGTACTCGCGCCAGCCCTCGCGCAGCGACAGCCCCAGCTCGGTGGCCACCATGTTGTCCATCTCGATGGCATCGGTTTCGGGCATGCTCGCGATGGAGCCCACCGAGTTGATGCCCTTGATGGGCGGCAGCACCGTCTTCAGCCCGTGCGTCAGGGGCTGCGGCATGCGGCGCGTGGGCGCGAGCATCGATCAGCTCCCATAGCCCGTGTCGGGCACGTTGAACTGCGCGTCGAGCAGCGCGGGACCGCCGCCCGGCACCAGCGACAGCATCGGGGCGTCACTGTCGGCGTTGATCGCCGCCTCGAGCGCGATCTTGAAGTCGGCCGTTGCCGCGGTGGTGTCGAAGCCCTTCGCCGTGAGGAAGGCGAGCTTCAGGCCGGCGGCCATCAGCTCCGGGTCGAACAGCACGAGGTCGTCGTCGGCGACGGGGTAGTCGCGCAGCGTCGTCGGGTCGCCGCCTTGCTGCACCCAGGCGCGCGACGTGTAGGCGATGCGCAGTTGCTGTGCCGTGGCCGGCGCGCTCTGCAGCTCGAACTTGCCGGCGCTGGTGCGGTAGACCACCGAGAACACCGAGCTGCCCAGGTTGCGCGCCTTGAGGGTCTGCCACTGCTGATCGCTCGCGGGGCCGAGCATGGGCAGCCGGCTGGTGTAGTTCCATGCGCTCGAGTCGATGAACGAATCCCAGTCGTCGGGCAGCGCGTAGAGCGTGGTCGCGGGCAGCGTGTTGAGCGACCACAGGCGCGTGAGCACCTGCCAGCGGTAGCCCTCGGTGGGCTTGCACAGGCGCCGGCCCAGGTGCCGCAGTTGCACCCACATCTGCTGCGCGGTGGCGTTCGAGGGGTTCGACGCCACCGCGGCAGGCACAGGCAGGCCGAGCAGGCCGCAGGCCTCCTGCACGATGGTCAGCGCGGTCTGCTGCTTGTTGAAGTTGGCCACATCGGCCTCACGCGGCGGCGGCTGCCTTCACCTGCAGGGCTTGCTCGAGCCGCGAGCCTTGATCACGCAGCGCTGCCTCGAGCGACGCGATGCGCGACGCTTGGTCCTGCAGCACCTTCGTGGTCTTGGCCGCCTCGGCTGCGCTCTTGCTCTTGCCGAGCCACACCTGCGCGTTCTGCTTCAGGCTCAGCAAGCCCGGCACGCGCGTGGTGATGTCGTCGCGCACCTCGGCGAGCTGCTCCACCGTGCGAATGCCCAGGTACTTCAGCTCTTCGCTCTGCGCGCGCGAGAGGAACGGCCAGTCATGCAGACGCGTGCCGGTGATCTGATCTTCTTCCTTCAGGCCTTGCTTGAACGCGCCGTACTGCCGCGAGAAGCGCTGCTTGTCGCGCTCGCTCGCCGGCCGGTCGTTGATGTTGTTCTTGTCGCCTGGGATGACGATCTTGACGCACTCGACGTCGTCGAAGATCGGGCGGCCTTGATCGATGCTCTTGGCCTCGTTCTTGAGCACGCCCATGTAGAAGACGACGAACAGCGAGTCGTCGCCTGCGTTGGGCCGCGTGAACATTGCGGGGTCGCCATCGTAGGTGTCCATGTAGTTCTCCCTGAGCAGGTGGTGCGTGTGATCAGACGGTGGGGGTCGCGTCGGGCACGATGTCGTCGAGCTTCTGTGCCGCGGCCTTGACTGCGCCCAGCTTCTCGTTGATCGACTGCAGCAGCGCGTCCTGCTCGGGCGTGGTGCCGCCGGCTTGCTGCAGCTTCGCGATGTCGGCCGTGATCTCGTCGAAGCCCTTGGTGAGCTGCGCGCCCACGTCGCTGAGTCCGTTGCTGATGTCGGTGAGGGCCTTGGTTGCTTCGTCGATGTTCATGAAGAGCCTTTCGAGCATGGAAACGATGGCGACCAGTTGCTCGCGGTCGCCTTGCGAGTTGTGGTGGTAGATGTGCAGGACGATGTCCATCAGGGCGCCACTGCCCACACGCCCTCACCGGCAACGAGTGCTCGGCCCGAGCGATTGATGTAGGTGCTGGGCGCGACGGCCGCGCCGTTGGCCACTGCGCCGGTCGCGACGCGATAGCGCGTGGCCTTGGCCGCGCCATAGCCGGTGCCGAGCGCGACCACGGCCTGCGAGGCACCGCCGATGCGTTGGGCGAGGAAGTCCGCGGTCATGTCGGCGTGGCCTGCTTTCGGCAGGCCCGAACTGTTGCCGCCGACACCGATGCCGGTGCTCAGCGCTCCGGTGCCCTGGCTCGCTGCGCCGTCTGCGATGGCGCCGGATGCGCCGCCAAAGGTTGCTGCCATGTCTGCTCTCCTTTGCAAAAAACCCTGGGGGTGACCCCAGGGAAATGGCAACCGCGAAAGTGACCACGAGGGCCACCCTCACGCGGGTTACGGGCTGATCAGCCGGCCGTGGAACATCTGCCCCGAGCAGGTCAGGTTGCCGGCCCAGGCCAGGATCTGCACCTCGGCGTCTTGGTTGATCGCGTAGCGGCGGTTCGGCGCCAGCGGGACCATGTTGCGGTCGCTGTGCGGGCGCCAGCTCAGGTACTTCGTGTTGAGGAAGTACGCCGTCTTGGCCACCGCATAGCCGCCGATGCCGCCGTCGAGCACCACGTCGGCGTCCATGTACTGCACGGTGGGGAAGCCCAGCTTGGCAGTCTCGGTGCCGGCGAAGCGCTGCTGCGCCTGCAGCGAGGCGAGGTACACGCCCCACATGAAGTTGTCGACGATGATGAGGTCGGGCCGGTCGGAGCCACGCACCAGCCCCGCCCACATCGTGTTGAACGAGCCCTGGATGGTGGCCGCGGTGGCAGCCGCACCGAGCGTCGTGGTCGTCGGGCGCCAGAAGGTCCAGGCAGCGCGGTCGATGCCGCCATACACGCCCACCGCCGGGTTGACCGGCACGGCGGCGTCGAGGCCGATCACCTGCTTGCCGCCGGCCGCTGTGCCGTCGCTGTACACG